ATTGGATCGCCAAACTCCGGACTGGTGTGGACCCGGACGCCATCTGTTACGCCGCCTGGGCACAGGAACGGTTAGGGATTCCACCCAACCCTGAAGAGGAAGAGGAAGAAGACGAACCGGCACTCCCGCAGGTAGAAACACCCGCCGACGATGAAGAAACGCCGGTGATGGCGTAGGAGACACGCTGGAAAATGGCTCTTTCAAAGACGAACCCGACAGGAGCGCTCAAGTGGGAACGAAAGTATGAGAAGGCGATACTCAAGATCGTTGACCAGTTCAATGATGATGTGGTAGACGCCTTCACCCACATGTGGGACACCGGCGAGCTCCGCACACTCGAAGCCGGAAAGTTTGACGCGACCCGGTTCTCTCCGTTCGTTGACAAACTGGCTGACAAGAAACTGAACAAACCTGCCAAGAGAGTTGTCAAAAGGATCGTCCCGAAAGCCTACGCACAGGGTGAAATGTTTGCCAAAACTATGGTAGAAGGGTTGTTCAACATTGTGTTAGGCGACGTGTTGGGTGTCCGCGAGAAAGTTGGCGAGTTAGTCCTGAAAAACGAGATCGAGTTTAAAGGGTTCTCGACGGAAACGTCACGGAGAATTAACCGGACGATAAGCGACGGTATCATTGACGGCAAACCCAAGTACACGATAGTCAACGATCTCCGTGACGGGTTTGAAATGACCAGGAACAACGCCACCCGGATCGTCCGCACGGAGACCATGCGGGCTACAAACAGGGGGGTGATGGCAAAATACAAACAGGCCGGGTTAGAACCTACTGGCCACGGAGAGGTGCCCCCACTCCATCCAAACTGCCGGTGTACCGTGGTTCCAGAAGAAAGAGACGGTAAATTGGTGCTTGTATGGAAAGCAACGTACCAACCAGGGCGGACCTGTGACGCCTGCATGAAAAAGAACGGGACGGTGATCTGATATGGCCGCACCATACATTGAGAAACTGAAAGAATTGGAGGTATAAATGGCAGCAAAGAATCAGGCCCCCACACCAGAAGGGGCATATAAACCGATGGCAGCACCGAAGATCACAGACAAAGATCGGATCGAAGCTCTTGAAGCTCGGATCGCTGCGCTGGAGAACCGGATCATACGACACGAACAATACCATTTTGGGAGGGAGGTATCAAAGTAATGGTATGGAGAGAACCGTTTTCCCTGGCAGAACGCATCTATATCTACCAGCATAGGGACGAATGGCCCTCTGTAATTGCTTATAAGATAAGTGAACTGTTCGGGACGCAACGCACCGCCAGAGGTGTGAGGGGTGTACTAAAACAGGGATTAGGATCGCAGGAGAACAAGACTTGTAAAGAGGAGGTAATGAAAGATGGGATTTCTTGACAGTATTAACATTCAGAACGTCCACCCAACTATTGATATGGGGACCATGATAGCGTGCGGACAGTATGGTACCGCGGAGATCGTGCATAAGATGGGGTTTAACGAGTCCATCACCGGCGCGAACCAGGAAGACATGTGGACACAGGGGGCAGCGTATGAGTTCCCCGCGACCGGCACATACCCTGGGGCTAAACTAGAGGTAATCTCCGGTAGTGCAGACGATGATGGGAGCCCTGCGGGGACTGGTGTGCAAACAGTAAAAATCGGATACCTAGACGGATCCGGCGTGCAAAAGAGTGAGACTGTCACCCTCAACGGGACCACCGCAGTTGAGACCACTGCTACGGATATCTGGCGCGTCAACTCGTTCCGGGCAGCAGCAGTTGGCACGGGCGGAGTTGCAGCCGGTGCAATCACACTACAGGAACTTGACAACGCCCCAGTATTCTCATCAATCGCGGCCGGTCAGACTCGTGCACGCAACATGGCGTACACCGTCCCGTATGGGAAAGCGCTATTAATCCACGAAATATCAACCAGCTCCGCCGCCGCCACTATTGAAAAAGCCTTTCTGAAATTCACGCTTCGGGGGAACCTGAATGAAGGTGCAAAGACTGCGGTAGGGTTTGATTTCCCACTTTGGGAAGGCATCGTCGCGGGCACCGGCTGGCAGGTAAAACTTGAAGAGCCGATCTATGTCCCGGCCCTGGTTGACCTCCACATGGTAGTTATCGGAAACGCAGCAACAGACGCGGCAGCGGCGACAGCCGAATGGAGGGGATACCTGGTTTCAGTGTGAGAGATAGAAGAGCTTATCTGTAAGCTCAAAACCCATGTAAATATACTTTTTAAATACAAATATCTGTATGCCAACCATCAATGCACGGATACGTGACGGCAACACGGTCCGCAGGCATGATAACAAGTATGGTCCGGGCATCACACCGCACTACCTCGAAACAAATGAAGTCGGGGTGGTGGAGTTTGATAGCACTCTTTTCACGGCAGATCAGGCCAGAAATTGGCTTACTTCACACGATTATACTACACTCTCATTAGCCGCAGGAGAAGAGCAGGCGGATATCAACGATCATAAAAGGTATCTTGCGTTTGAGCTTGCCCCGTCGAATGACATCCAGGAAGTCGACGGCGGGTTACTGGTGCCGGGTGTCCGGCTGCTCGCACCAGGGACATGGACCGACAGCACGCAGAAGCAGCCCTGCCGGTATACCGAACATCACCTCGAGCGCTACGCACAGAACTGGACCTCATATTCATACTGGTCCCGTCACTCAGGCGGAACACCCCGCGATATCACCGACAAGATCGCAACCATCCGGAACCTGCGATACGATCAGGGTGTTATCGGAGACCTCTTCTACCACGGTCAGACCACGAAGAGCAAGGATGCCATCTCGCTCATCAAAGCAGCGGCCGCTGGCACAATCCCGTGGCCGTATTCATCTGTTGAGATGATGACCCGCGATAAGTGGATTCTATCTGAAAAACTGTATGAAGCGCAGGAAATCACATTCCTCGGCGCTGCGATGGTAGATGAAGGCGCCTGCAGGACGTGTAAGATCAGGAACAACGAGGCCGCAGATCCGACACCTGAACCCGAACAGGAACAGGTCACAGAACCAGCAAAAGAACTGGAGCAGGAAATGACAGACACAAAGGAACTCGAAGCTGCAATCACCGCAGCAACCGCCCCACTCCTTGAGAAGATCAAGGCACTTGAGGCAAAGATCGCACCTCCGGAACCCGCGAAAGTGGAGATCCCGAAGGAGCTTACTGAATCGATCACCGCGATTGACGAGCGGCTGAAGAAACTTGAGGAAGTCCCGGCAGACCCGAAGACAAAGGCAAACGGTATTGAAACCCCGCACGATCTCGGAGCCGCGGAGTTTTACATCCCGGTTGACCGCAAGGCCGGGACCGTAGGAGGAGTATAATGACAGCAACAACCCCAGTCGCATTCGACCCCGACCCGTTACACCTCGGGCTGACCATGACGTTCAAGGCGGCCAGCGCTATTCTCGCCGGTCAGATCGTTGCGTTCGCAGCGACAGGTGTGAGCAGAACAGTCGCACCTGCAACCAGTTCGCTCGGACAGGTTGTCGGTGTCGCAGCACACTCACAGGCAACTGCAGGGGAACCTGTAACCGTCCTGATGGATGGATGCGTATGTAAGATCATGCTTTCTGCCGATGACGGCACCGCAGATGCAGGCGACTGGATCGGCGTGTCAACCGTAGCCGGGTGTGGCATTGTCCGTGACCCAGCGATCCACACACACGACACGGTTGTCGGGCTTGGGATGGCAGTCGGATACGCGGTAGACGATATCTCTGCAGGTGCGTCAACCGTTGGCGGTACCGGGTATATCGTTGTGAGCACATCGCCGGTGTGGACCGCAGCAACCTAAGGAGGCTGAAAAAGATGACACAACTACTTATCAAAGCCCTTGAGGCTGCACACCTGCAGGACTCCGCAGAACAGAAGCGTCTGCAGGCCGCCATCGCAACGAAGTATATCCCGCTGGTTGAAAAAGAACTCGGGATGACGTATATGATCCAGGGTGAGGACGGCAAGATCGGCAAGGCCCGTGACCTCCTGCTCACTGAGGCGGTGGAAACCGGGACACTTGTACAGACTGAGGTGAGCCGCACCGTCATGGAAGGTTCCAAACCTGCGCAGTGTATGCGTAATGCTGTACCGATCTATCCGATGAAGTCCAACGCTATGGATGTCCTCATTCGCCCGGCTGGTAGGTATGCCCCGTTCGTCGGTGAGGGTTCTGAGTACACCATCAAGACCCAGGACTACACGAAGATGACCCTGACCGCGAAGAAGATCGGGGAAATCCCGCTCTGTTCCAAAGAGATGGTTGCAGATTCACAGTTTGCAGTTATCGAAATGGAGATGCAGGCAGCCGGTGCGGCTTGTGAGAACACCCTTAATCAGTGGATGCTCCAAGTCCTGCTTGATAATGCAGGGAACGAGTACGACATCAATGCGGCTGTGGCAACACTCGGAGGCGCAGCCGCAATCAGGGAGGCAAAGGCACTGATCGCCGCTGACGGGTTCCACGCGGATCAGGTCATATACCATCCCCAGGTTGAGACCTACATCTACAAGGACTACACCCCGATAGCGTACAACCCTGTCGCACAGGAACAGATGAGGACCGGGCTCCTCCCAATGATCCTCGGCTGCAGACTGCATGAGTGCGGTGTAGAGCTCACCACCACGACCACACCGGTTGCATCTTCCGCATATACTTGGGGTGCACCTGATAACGGATATATCGGCATGGTCCTGATCGACAAGCAGAAATGCGGGGGGATCGGGATGAGGCAGGATATCTTTGTGGAAGACTTCCGCGATCCACTCCGTGACCTGATCGGAGGCAAGGTCTCCATGCGTGCGGCCTGCCAGTATGCG